CGGTGCTCGTCAAACCAGTAATCGTTAGTAGTCTGCACTCCCTTGATCACGGTGGGACCACAGATCCGATACATCGAGGATCCGTAAGCCCCCGCCCAACGGGTAGGAGTCTGCGCCGACTGAAACGGCACCTGTACATCCGGATTCGTTTCCTGCGCGCTATGCGTGAGCGCACGGAGTGAACCTAGTGCGTCGATGAAGTACGGACCCCCGACCGCCATGAAGTACAGCCCGGTGGTCGAGAGCGCAACCGAACGCGGCATCGAGGTGCCGATCGTGAGCGAGACGAAATTCTGGAACAGCCCGCTCACAAACGTCGGATCCCCCGTCACCTGCCACACCTGCGACGGCTTGAAGATGTAGAGCGCCTGTACCACCCCGCTCGAGGTGGTCTGCACCGGCAGGCCCGCGAGGGCGTTGATCGCGACCGAGTCTCCTATCACCAGCGCTTGATTCGCGTTGGTGCGCGTCGGCGGGTTGGTCAGGACATCGGTGAACTGCAACTGGTTGCCGACGGCGAAGTACGCGCGATTGTTGTAATTAGCAACGGCAGTCGGGATCGCAGTCAGCGCGTTGGTCAGCGTGTCCCCGGCATTCCACGTCGGCGCCGCCGGATTGGTGATGTCGAACCACCCGAACTTGTTCGCCGTGGCCGAGAACCCCGGGTGGGTCACGATCACCATCGTGCCGATGTTAGCGATCGTAGGCGGAATCCAGTCGCCCGTGGTCGCGGGAGAAGCCGGACACTTAGGCCCGGTGATACCAGTGATGGTGACGAACGTGCCGCTGGAAGTCTCGTAGATGAAGGGCTGATCCTTGCCGCTGTTCAACCCGCTCGAGATCATCCCGTAGATGCGAGTACCAATGACGACGTGCACCGAGATATAACCGGGGTTGGTAAAGCCCGACGTCATGAAATTGACGTAGCGCTTCACCCCCGGACGGGCGATGATGATCTCGGGATTCGACTGATCGAAGATCAGATTTTGCAGGGATTGGCAGGCCCCCGGAAAAACGTCACTCGAGTCGTAAGCGTCTGACAGCCCCTTGGCTGTGAAACGCATCGGATGGCTTTTGTCGATCGCCATCGCTCCGCCTCACATCGGGCTGGCTTTAGTCGGCTTCAGGTTGCGGACAAACTTGAACTTGCGCGGGTCCAGCTTGACTTCATGGATAGCGCTTTGCTCATCGCCTTCCATGATGAGGAAGGGTTGCAGCATCTTCTCCGCTCTGGCAAAGAACGCTTCGTCTCGGTTATCTCCTGTCGTGCCCATCATGCGGGCCGCAGTAGCCTTGACGAGATAATCGGTGAACGGGAACCACGGAATCTGCGAAGAAGATTCAGGCGCAACCAGATCCGGCTGGTCGATCATATATCGATGAGTGAGTACCAGCGAACCACTGCTCTGCGGATAGATGAAGAGATTCCCCGCTTGGGTCTGCGTCCCGATGCCTGTATACAGACCCGCAACAGTGTTCGGCGGCGTGAGTCCGCCGGTCCACACCTGCGCTTGGGTCGAGAGATCCGTCGCGAACTCGTACGGGTAGTTGCTGATGGATGGCGACTTGAACTCGGCATCGAACTGCTCCATCGTGATCGGCGTCAGGAATTGCGTCATCGACGACGACGTACCGCCGCCCGACACCGGCAGCGGATAGAACAAGTCGTAAGTGCGGAGGTAGTTCGATTCGAGTGGGAACGGACCGTAGGCGCCTGCCCCCACCGTGATGAATTGCGTGACCCGATTCATCTTCAGGTCACGGTTGCGTTTCAGGTCTTCAAGGACGACGTTAAGGTATTGCCCCGCAATCGCCACCATCCCGGTGCCGCCCTTGGCTTCCCACGAGGCGAGTTGGCAGATTTGCTTGGCTTGCATCGTTCATCAGGTCTCGGCGAGCTTCGTTTTCCCCGCCTTGATTGCTGCCTCGAGGCTTTCGATCATCTTCGCAGCAGATGCCAAAGTGGCAGCGTGGTTGGCGATGGTCAATCTCTCTTGCGAGGTTAGCGTCTTCGGCGAATTCCGCTTCCGCATCAGCCCATCGTAATTTTCTTGGATCGCCTCGACATTAATCCGGTGCATCGCGATCTGCGCTTCCTTGCTCACGATGTCCACGCGCACCGCTTGGCGATCCAGCGTGTCCTGATACATGTCGATGCGTTCGTTGAGTTCCTTCGGCGTGTCGTCGCTGTAGACGTATCCGGTCATCTTGATCCCGCGCGTCTGCGTGAGATTCAGGGTGATGTCGAAGTTGCCTACAATCTTGCGCTCGCCGGTCCCCGCGGCTTGCTCTGTCATCCCGTCATCCTCATGCTGATCGTGTTGGCCGGGTTCACGTCCCGGTTGGTCTTGCGATAGAAGTTTTCGTCCGAGCCGTGGATCTCGCGGTCATGCGCCCAACACCGGAAGACCATGTCCTTCACGGTCCGCAACGTGTCAATGTCGAGTTCCACCGTCGCGCCGTGATACAGCGGCATCCCGTTGATCTTGAGATCGCTCCCGCCACAGGGCGGTAGGTTGACCTTGTAGAAGAACGTCGGCAGATCGACTTGCTTGAACTTCGGGCGCATGATCTCGCGCCCATCGTCCTTGTAGCCGGCGATGGTATAGGTGGAGATGCGCTTCACCTTGACCGTCTTCCCGGTCGCCACTTCCTTCGCCGTATCTCCGGCGAGCGACGAGATGCCTTGCAGAGACGCGAGAAGAGCAATCTCCTCAGCGCTACGCTGCGCGGTTGCAGCCGCCAGCTTCTCGGTGAGATTGGCAACCTGTTTCTTCAGAGACTCGATGTCATCCACGCCGACATTCTGAAGCGACGCGATCTCCAAGTGGTGATCAGGCGGTAGTTTTTTCTTGCCGCGTGGCATCACAGCCCCTTTCTAGAAAAAAAGGTGGCGAACCTAAGAGAGAGTAAGCCCGCCACCCACAGGAGACTCTGTTAGCTGATGTCAGCCATCGTCCCGGCCGAGTAGCCCGGAGTGAACGCTGACGAACTTTCCACCCGCGCCATGAACGCCTGATTGAGAATGATCGAGCCGTAGAAGATCTTCCACGACACGACGCGCGTCTGGTTCAAACGGTCCGACTTGTCAGCACCCGTCAGGTAGAAGAACTCGGGGTTCTCGAGGATCACCTGACCGTAGGAGTGATTGCCGATGAAAATCGTCGGGAATACGCTGACGCCAGTTGCCGGCGCTGCGGGGGGCGTCTGCGAGACACCGATGCCCGTCAGCACGACGGTCGCGCCCGAGGGCAACTGCGTCGCCTGACCGGCGAGCGGACCCGTGGCCGGACCCGCCGCACAAGTGGCAAGGTTGACCGGCGAGGAAGACGTGCCGATGTAGACGTTGAACACGTAGTTCGGCAGCGTCGGCAACGTCACGGTGATCGAACCCGTCGGGCCGGTGACGCTGATGTTGCCGCTCACCTGATAGATCCGCTGCTCGACCGACGTCAGCACTGGCGATGCGGTGACTTGGATGTTGTACGTTGCCGAGGTGGCGAGGGTGCCGCCCGTGGTAGACGGCGTTCCCGTCACCAGCGCCACGCCTACCCAGTACGGCATCATGTTCGTTTCCACGAAGCGCACTCCGCCGAAGGGGCCGAGTTCGTTGTTGTAGAGGCGGTTGATGTCGGAGTACGCCCATGCGGTGTTCACCTGCGCGTTCTCGCGCATGTCCTGCGCGACCAGCGGATGAATCAGCGCGACGTAGTGCTGCATGATCGCCGGGGACTTCGAGGGATCGCGATACGCACCCGCCTCGATCATCATGTCCTCGCGCTCGTCGCCGTTGAAGCGCGGCGCACCGTAAGTCAGGAGTGAGCCGACGAGCTTGTTCGACTCGTGCGGCGACATCACATCCGTCAGAACGATCGCTGCGCGGTTCGCGCGCCCGTTCGCGAAGTTGACTTGGTTCGCGGACACGAGCGTGTTGAGCGTGTTGCGCTCGATGGTTTCCGGCATTTGCAGCGAGACGAGTTGGATCGCCTGCTGGAAGATCGGATGCTTGATCGTCAGGTTCGCGACGTCGGTGACGATCACCGAGTCACCCCATTGCTGGGCGGTCGCGACCACCTGCACAAGCTGGACCGGCTCACCGGGCGGCGCGACGCCTTCCTGCAACTGCGCGAACGGCAACGGCAGACGCTCGAAGCGCGTCGCCGTGTAGTTCACCCCGCGATTGGTGTCTAGGTGCAGAGGCTTGCCGAACTGGTAGGCAACGAGTTGCCGACGCGCGAGCGGCTCGACTTCCTCTTGGATGTAGTTCTCGACGTCCGCTTGAAACCCGGGCGAGGTTGACGCATTGACCACGCCGAGCGTCAGGAAGGCGGCGATTTTCCAAAGGAACCTGTTCATCGTGTGCTCCGCGTGATTAGATGGGACGCCCTTCAAGCCTTTCGATGCGTTTCTGCTGCTCTGTCTTGGCCCCGCCACCGGAGCGGACATCGGACCGTACCGTCGGTGGACGGCCCCGATCGACTCGGGATACGGGTTCCGCTGTCTTCTTCGCCGCAGTCTTGGGCCGCGCCTTGCCGTTCATGATGTCGTCACCGATCAACAGACGCAGCACCGCAAGGCGCGGCGGCACCGCTTGCCCTTTTGAGCGAATCTCGTTCATAGCCTGTTCGACACGTCCAGCATATGCCTTGTAAACCTTGGGGCGAGTGATCTCGAGCTTGTCGAAGCTCGAACGATCGGCAATTTCCTGCGCCTGCATCAGCGCCGAATGCGAGGCGCGAGAGCTTGCGCGAATGTTCCGGTTGGAATCGATCTGCCACTGGCGCCATGTCAGTTGCTCATTAGTGGCAGTGCCGGCGGCGACTTGAGCGCGAATTGATGCGAGTTCGCGTTCCTCGTTGTCGTAATCGACATCGCGCGGCGCCTGCGGCGGCGGAGTCGCATTGCGTAGCTGGGTCTCAAGATCGCTGATACGACGACGATCGGTATCGCGCTCGCGAACTGCCTCGTCTGCCCGTCGCTTCGCTTCCTTGATCGCCGGAGACTCGTCGGAATCAGCGTCATCCGCCTTCGGCTGGCCTCCGCTGTCCTCGGCGAGATCCAGCAGATCATCGAATGTTTCGTCGCCCGTACTGCCGGCGTCGTCCATCGTCGTGCCGGGATCGGCGTCGGCATTCTCCTCGCCCGGCTCGACTCGGAGACTGAGAAATCGCAACAGGCGCTTGAGCATGGTCGTCCCCTTAGAGTCCCATGGAACCAATGTTGTTGATCTGGATTGTGTTCGCGCCCGTCACCGTCAACAGGAAGAGCCGCCGGGTATTGGTCGCGACCGTCATGGTGCCGACGAGCGTCGTGCTCGAGTCGCCCGCCGTCAGCGTCCCGGTCTGAGCGATATTGTCGTTCATGATCGAGATCGGTTCGGCATAACTGCCGTCGATAGGCACTGCATTGCCAGCGCCGATGAACGACAGGATCGAGGCAGTCGATGGCAGCGTGATGGTGAAGCCGCCGGAAGCGCCCGCCGTGAGCCGCGTCACGCCGATGGTCGCCTGCAATGGGGTCAACGTGATGTTGGTCCCCGACGTCGCGATGCCGAAACTTGCCGGAAGGGCCTCGGAGTAGTTGTTGACGTTGCTGATGAGACCGAGCAACCCGAACGCAGCGCTCTTGTCGGGGGTCATCCCCGCAGGCAACGGGAAGATGACTCCAGTCCGGAGGAACTTGAGCAGCTTCATGAACCCCCCTTAGACGATGGCCGCGCCGGATTGCATGGCCGTGATCGTCATGAGCGGCGAGAAGATCCCCACCGACCCCGTGGCGCCCACGGTATAGCCCGTCTGATATTGCGAAGAGGGAACCGTCAAGGTGCCCGGAATCGTTGCGGCCGTCGCGGTCCACGCGGTGCCGGTGATCGGGGCCACGATCTGGAACGACGTCGCGCTCGTGACCTTGCTGACCGGATACCACCCAGCCGGCAGCGTCCCGGCCGTCACGTTGATGAAGATCACGTTGCCGACGACAGGCACGATCGCGTTCGTCGCGAGCGTCACTGTGTACTGGTTGGTCGTGCCCACCTGCGCGAGGGACGTGAACGTGGTGCCAGCCGTGACCGCGGTGCCCACGATGGTCGCCAACTGCGTGATCTGCCACTGGTACTCGCGGACGTTGCCGGCGGTGATTGACGTCGTACCCGAGAGCGTGACGGTCGTGTCCGTAAGCGTCGGCGTCGCGACTGTGCCCGCGCCGCTCGAGAAGATGTTGAAGGCCCCCGTCTGACCATTGAACGGGTTTTGCAGGTTGTTGACGATGTTGTAGGCGCCGTCGAGCGTGACCGTGACCGCGCCGCCGTTGGTGAGCTTCTGGTAGAGGTTGCCGAGCGCGCTGATGGTCAGCGTCGCAGCCGCCGAACTCGTGAAGTTCACCGCGGTGTCGGCGATGTTGAATAGGTTCAGTTGCGTGAGAGCGGTAATGAGTGCCCCCGCAGGGATCATGTTGCCATCGACTTCGATCCCGCCTGCGGCCGTGTTGAAGATGTTGGTGACAGGGGCGCCCACGCCCAAATGGAGGAACTTCCGAACAGCCTTTGCAAGAAGTACTTCGCGGGTTTTCATCAAAGCTCCTTACGGGGGGAGTGAGTGCCTACTAACGCGGTATGGTGATCCCCTTTACTCGAGCTTGTCAAATCGTGATTTTCAGGGCGTCCAGACGGGCAGTCAGTTTCTTCGAGAGATCGTTCATCCTGATGACGTCGGCATCGAGGGTCGCCTTGCGCACGTCGAGGGCGCGGGCGGTGGCATTGTTGGCCTCGATCGCGGCCATCAGGGCGGTGTTGTTGCGGTTATAGGCATCCACGTTGGAGGCGAGCGTCCTCGCCGTGGCCTCGACCTCCTGCGCGCGTTTGTCCGCTTCCGCTAGTTTCGACGCCGCGGTATCGGCCACTGCCTTGCCTGCCACGCGAGAGGAGTTAGCGTCCACTTCGGCCTGCGCCACGAGGGCCGCGGCCTTGGTCTTTGCGTCCTCGAGCAGCTTGTTCGCAGCATCGACGGTCTTGGCGATCGCAGTCTTCGCGTCGAGATCCGCCTTGAGTTTCTTCAGTTCCGCGATCCGGGTGTCGAGCACCCCCGAGAGCACCGCGGGAAGCGCCGCCGCCTGTTCGCTCAAATCGAGGATTGATTCAGCCGAAATCGTGCGCGTTGCCGTCATGAAGTGTCTCCAAGGTCGCCGTCTACGTTCGAATTTACGACAATCCGCGTCCGGACGCCAACTCCCCGGACGAGCCACGAGCGGTAATTGGTCCCCGAAGGGGGTGGCGGCAGGGGCGGCGCCTGCCAGAAGAAGCGGAACGTATCCCACGGGAAGTCGGACACGAGACGGTACTCGACTGGACCCTGCTGCTGCCGGTTCTCGGCTTGCGTCGCCACCCACGGCTGCAAGGTCGTCTGCGGCATGTAGAGCCGCCGCTGCGCCATGTCCTCGCGCTTGGCCTCGTCCATCGTCCAGTACGTCCACTGCTGCGGCGCAGCATAGTTGACGAAGAAGGGGGAGCCGCTCGCGGGCTGGGTCCAGAAGAAGCGGAAGGTCGCCCACCCGTCCTCGCTCACCCGGCGGAAGGCTTCGGCGTCCAACTGCTGGCGGTTCTCCGCGAGCAGGCGCCATGGCGCGAGCCGAGTCTGTGGCATGTAGAGCCGCCAGTTCTCGGTGATGTCCCGGTGCGCCTCGTCCCCGGGCCAATACTCCCAGCGCCGACGCTCCGAGGCGGCACCCGTCACCGGAGTCAGAAGCGTCTGCGGCATGTACATCCGGAAGAGATCCACGCGGTAGCGGATCGCCTCGTCCTTCGGCCAATACGCCCACGGCGTGATGGGCGGCTGGCCGACGAAGTACGGCACCCCGCTGGGCGGCGGTTGCCAGTAGGGCCGGAAGAGCGACCATCCGTCGTCGCTTACGCGCCTGAACTCGACCGGACCCTGCTGCTGCTGCGTAGGCAGCGTCGCGCGCCAAGGGGCGAGCGGGGTCTGCGGCATGTAGAACCGCGCCCACCCCTCATCCCATCCCGTCGGTCGCCGGAATCGCTTCTCATCCGGGAACGGGACTGAGATTTCAAAGAACACGGCTTACAGTTCTTCGAAGAACACTTCAGCAGAGATGTTCACCGCCGAACCCGGCGCCGTGGTGAACGCGAGGCACAGGAAGCCAGAGATCGGCACATAGATGCGCTCGTCCGGCGTGTAGATGCGCGAGTACGGCACGAGCACCGACCACAGTTCGCTCTCGATGATGTTGCCCGCCGTGCCCGGGG